GGTTACTGCACGCTTTCGTGCAACGATAGCCGCCTTAATTTTCTTTCGAAGTTGGGTTGACGAATCTCCGTTAGCACCGCCAAATGAATCTGCCTCATTGGTAGCTGTTACAAGGGATGGTACTTCAGGGTTTCCGTTTCCAGGAATAAAAGTAATTTCTTGAACGGCGTTAGAAACAATGTTGCCTGCGATACCCACACTTGTTTTGTACAATGCGCTGACAAGCTGGTTTACTGGAGGAACATATCCGTTAACACCATCACCAAAGATGATAGAAGTAGTTCCGTCCGCATTTAGACGGGTAGTAAATACCAAATCATTTGGTCCAGAGTTTACAAGGCTGTCTACGTACTTCCATGGAGAAAACGCAACACCTTGACCTACGTATACTACAAGGCTGTTGTCTACAATACCTACGTCAAAAATTTGAAACTCTTGGTTAGCAGTTCCGTCAGAACTTCCTAGGCTAACAGGAAGTGGCTTATAGGTTGTAGGGCTAATTAAGTCTGGACGATCTGTGTTAGCTGTTTTTCCTTCTCGCGCTGTTACAGAAATAGACTGAGTTGGCTGCAACTGTGTTACTGCTTGAGTTGTTTCAAAGTAAATTTCTGTGTAGTCACCATAAGTCAATGGCGCCATAACTTGTGTACCGATAGGTAAGTCCACGTTTGCGTCACTGTTATTTGTAAAAGTAATAGATATTTGAGCTGGAGTAGGGCCAGAAGGCTTGTACCCGTAGAGCTCGGCAAAACGTAGAAGAGTTTCTGTCTTAATCGCTGTATCAATAGACGTCTCGTTAGCTACACGGTCTAGGTAGTACGACATGATGTCACCCATGTAGGCAAATGATTCGACCATTACGGAGCCTAGATCAGATGGATCATTGGCTTCCCATTGAAACCCTGTGCGGGTATTGATTAAGTTTATGAGGTCGGCTTTTAAACCTTCATAGTCTCGTGAGGTATAGTCGATCTGCATTATGCTCCCGCTCTTTCTATCATTCCGTTGGCCCCAAAGATTGCTGTGTTAACTGTTATAGAGGTTATTTTAGCGTCTGGAAGCTCAACAATCACCTTGATGTTGGCAAAACCTTGCTCGTCTAATTGCTCTAACTCTAGCTTGTCGATCCGAAGCTCAGGAAGCCAGGTAGATACAGCGTCTGTAATGGCAGTTCTGGCTGCCAAAAAGAAGTCTTCTTCGTTCTCAAACAAGGCTCTGGCTATGTCTGTTCCGTACTCGGGAAGCATAGGGCGCTGACCAACCTGGGTTGAGAGAAGAGTTAGTAGTCGATCCAAGTAAATCTTAGATTCAGTAGTGACTGATTCGACTTTACCAAAAGGGTTTAGGGTAAAGGGAAAGTTGATGGCTCTCATTATTGGACTCCAATCCATACAGGGTATTCAGGATCTCCGGCTTCAAACATAGCCCACACTTTAGTGCCTGGTCTTGGAATGAACTTACCCACTAAGTTTATAGTAGCTATCATTCCTGGGACGGCAGGTCTAGTAGGGTTTGAAGAAGCGGCATGGTAAGTAAGCTTTGTATTAGCATCCGGAGAAGAAAAAACAAACTCGATATAGTCTTTGGCGTTTAGGTCTAGGATAAAGTTTGCAACCATAACGGTTTCTCCACCACCACCAGATACAACTACTCTGGTATTGCTGTCTGGGACATTTACCCCATTTTTTCTAAGCCACAAATCTGCAGTGGTCGTGTTGGCGTTAGACTTTGAAAACACAGCAGAAAACATAACAAAGTAATCGCCGGTCTCTTCTACAGTAATTTTTCCATTTGTAAGGGATATCTTATTTGCATCTTGAACTATAAAACTAGAGTTAACAATTGTAGCGGTATTAGCTCCGGTTACTGTTTGGTTAGCGCTAGTAGTAAAGGTGCCGTAAGGAAATCCGGTTTGTGACATAGCGCCTAAACATGGTGAAGCCCAACCTGTAGTTGAGGTTCCGGTAGGCTGCAAGATTTGTAAGGTTACTCGACCTTTCTTTAGAGGGTCTTTGTTATCCACAACCTTGGCGCTATAGATACCAAAGAAACGAACACGACCTAAAGGGTCTACCATGTAGTTTAAATCTTGGGTGGCTGCATTGTAATCTGTCATAGGATCTGATTACCTTTCGTTGCAGTCCAAGCTGTGGTTCTTTTAACAGCTGAGAAGTCTGGGATGTCATCTTGATAAAGGTTAGGGGACGTAGGGTCCGGAGTTACTGCCGTCGCTGTTTTTTTAATATTAACAGACTTAATAGGCGGTGTGTACAGCTGCTTGTTGTTAACTGAGAAGGCATAATCTACAAGGATAGACGGAGACGGCTCAACGGTTTGACCAGCGATCTCTGCGTTTACATCCCTGGTATCAGAAGCATTTGCTGCGTTTGGGTTTGTATCTCCCAATACATCTGTGCCTAACTCTACCTCGAGCATGTAGTTGGCCTGGGTTCCGCCAAAGATATGGGTGACCTTTAATACTGTCCAATAGCCTGACATACCGTTTGGCAATCCATCTAAGTAAATAGGTTCGTAAGGCTTAACGCTAGATTCTCCTACAAGTACAGCCTTGGCTCTATACGCATACCGTTTAGCGTCAGCTAAGTCGCTTGCAATAAACTTTGATTCGGTAAGGCTAGTGGTAACCTCGTGAACATGGTGACGCTTGTACTTTGCTTTAGGTTTGCTGCTAGAGCTTACTTTTGAAAATCTAGATGCCATCAAAGTACTCCTGGTTCGGAACAACTTTTCCTCGGCTTTGAGCAGTATCAAAAACTTTATTTGGATGTGTTGTAGTAATAGAACCGCCAGATGTTCCACTGATTCCACTCATGACGCGATCTACACGTACGCCTAGCTCAATAGCATCATCTGAAACTACAGGTCTAAATTCTAGGCAGGTTCCTACAGAACGCTGTTGTTTAGTGATTCCATCTTTGTATTTAAAGTATGGAGCTTTGTCTTTTTTATCTTGGAAGATCTTATTCTTAGACATAAAAAAGATAGTTGTGTTTTCTGCTTTAAGAGCAAACCCCGTTTGTTTAGCAAGTCTGCGAAGCAGCTGCCAATCTGTTTGTCCAGCTTGAACGATAGTTTCTCTCAAACGAGGGTGTCTTTGACTGACAGATTTTAACCCTTGACGCTTAGCAATCTTTGCCACTACCTGGTCAGCAGTCACCTTCTTGTAGATCTCTTGAGTACTGTCTTTTAATACAGAGGATGCAGACGCACACCAGATCTGAGTTACGTGCGCCATCATTGTTGAGGCGGGGTCGATCTCATATACGTAACCTTCAAAGGTAGATTTAGTAGCTCCGCTGCTATAGTCAAACTTAACCGGGTCTCCAGAAACAATAGATGTGTCTTCTTTTCTTGGCTTACCTTTAAACGTTAAGATAAGAACATCGTGTGTCTCAATTTCTTGGTGCAGTTCTGCTCCAATAAGCATTAGCTCAAAGTTAGGTGCCTTAGGAAAAGAAACACTAAAGTCGGATCTATAGGCAGAGCCAGTAGATTCCTTAGCGTAGTTTTCAGAAACGGTGTATAGGTTATCTACTGACATATGGGACTCTTATCTCTGTACCTGGTTCGATAAGGAATGGGTCTGTAATCTCAGGGTTGATTTCCATAATGCGCCACCACAAAAGTGGACTAAGCAAATATTTCTTTGCAAGAGAGGACAGATTATCTCCATACACCCACACATGGGTCAGGAATGTAACTTCGCCTACAGAAGCAAAGTCTCTGTATACAGCAATGTCATACTCACCGGTAGTTTTGTTTGGGATCTGTGCAAGGGGTCCTTCAAAGTAACGAGAGGTTCTAGTTATATTACTCATGATGGTTTACTCCCTGCTGTGTTATCTGTTGATGCTTGATACTTTACCTTTTGTTCAGAGAACTTCTTCTGACGAGTTTCATTAAGCTCGCTAATTACTGGGTAACGCAGCATATTTACAGTAACAATACTGAACATAGGTACCATAAGCTCATTAAAAATTAAATGCTGTACTGAAAGAGAAGCTACTGAGCCTTTATATCTAAGGTTATTGTGAATTTTTAACCACACGGGTGTACCAGTAATGTATCCAAAATCAGATGTTACAGCTGGTTTGCCAGCTACTGTATAGGTCAGCAAAGTATTTTCACTAGGGCGAGGTTCACCATTTAATACTCTATACAGGAACTCAAGGTCGTATTCTGTACCTCTATTTAAAATACCTTGAATTTCTTCTTCTCTAAGTTCTCTTGGGTAGTTTTTTCCATAAGTTCCTGTTTTACCTTTCATACCTGCAAGCTCAGTCATATCTGGCATGCGATTTAGGTAAAGAACAAACTCTACAGAAACGTTTCCTCCAATGTAGTTAGCCGGATCTTTATCAGCTAACATCCAGTCAATAGAGGTATCCATCGATGTGCTGTATGCAAATTTTTCTGGGTTATATATAAATCTAAAACCCCAAGGTTTGTCTGCATTTCCAGCACCGTTTAAAGCCTCAGCTGAAGCTCTGTCTTGAAAGATCATGCCTAGACGCCCAGCCTTAGTTACTTCAGAGTTAAGTAGATCAATCTTATCGTAAGCAATAATGTACTCAGAAGAAGCTCTAGGCTTGCCTAGATCTTTTTGAATCCTATCTTTTACCTTGTTAAAATAACTTACGTCTCTAGTAACGTAATGGTTAGGAGGGTTAGTACGGTTTGACTGATCTATCTCAATAGGTTTAGAAGATGAAGTGTTTGGAGCTTCATTACTTCCGTTATCTTGAGGCGCTCCGCAAGTGCTGGTTTTGTACTCAAACAAGATGTTGCATGCTTGTTTAAAGCTATCTACCTTGTCTTTTCCATAAATAGCTGGAACTTTTTTACCAGTAGATGCTTTATAGTCGTAACCTACATACTGAGTTTCAGGTTTGCCTGAACCATCTAACTTAAAAAAGTTTATGTACCAGTGCAACAGATCTGGGTTTATCTCACCAGTGGTACCCATAGTTCCATCTGCGTTTGGCTGCTTGTTGCTAGGCACTACTGCAACCCATCGGTTAGGCTTAACGCATTGATCTAAGGTAATAAGCCAGTCAGCGTATGCTGCTTTTTTAACGGACAATGGGATAGATGGGTTCTTTTTTGCAGCTGTAAATGTAATGTCAGGGACATCCATGTTGTACGGCAAAACTTCTTTACCGTCAATAGTAACAAGTATCTTTGGGCTTACCGTTACGTTATCTACTTTTGCATCAATATCAAAGTAGAAAAGTTCTTTGGTGCTTCCTTCACCAGTATTTCTTGCCTCATCACTTGAGTATGGGAACACAGAAGCAATTTTTGGGGTTCTCCACCCTTCAGGGTAAGAGTCCACCATATAGCTGAGCTGGTTTACTACACCGTATGCGGAAGCTTGTTCTACAGAACCTATAGCAATTTTACTTGCCATAGAAGTTTTCCATGAGTTTAGGAGTACTACTTGTACGCCGTCACCACCGCCAAGGGGCTTAGCGTTACCTGGATTAGTAGGTCCAATAATTGAGTTAGCTCCCTGTTGCTTTTCCCAAATACGTACTACCCAACGAGTGCGATAGTTTTTCCAAACTCCTTTTGGAAAGTTTTCAATCTTAACCCAGTTAAATAAACCTGTACCTTCGTAAATTTCCTCCCAAACTTCTACAGTCCAGAAGTATTTTGCTGAGGCATCTGCAGTACCAGAAAGGTTTGAATACTTAGACATTAGTTACCTCCGATGCCTTTGATCTTAAGTTCGTTGTTAATTGCACTACGTAGTTCACTTGCTACCCGCTGCACTTCAAAGGTTCCTAGCTTAGCTACGCTTACGTTCATATCTACCTTAACATTAATGTTAGATGTGGCGTGTACAGAACCTCCGCCAGCTCTTCCCATAGCTTGAGGCATGTTGTTTACAGTTTCCATAGCCATGCCTGGATTGTCTCCACCTATACCTGCAGATCTAGCTGCGGTATTAGCATCATCTAGGAACTTAGTAAAGGAACCGTTAGTAAATGCAGCCCATTGCTTCCACCAAGATCCTTTATTAGATACTTCAAATGCTGCGGCAGCGTTCTTTTTAGCGTTAAACAGTTCTTTATTGTTTGAGATACCAAACTGCTTACGGCGGTTTCTCCCCATATTTGGGGAAGCAGGGTCGTCGTCTTTCATATTAATCTGGAATAGTCCGTAAGAAAGATCTCTGTCCTTGTTGTTAAAGGCATTGGCTCTACCGCCTGACTCAGCCAAGGCTACAGCAAAAGCTGTTTCAAGACCTTTACCTCTAAACCCAGCATCGTGAAGAAGGCGGACTAACCCTTCTCTGCTTCCTCCAGCCATACCTACGCTGTCTCCAGATACCTTGTCTATGCTGCTATTTATGTAAGTGTCTCCATCACTGCCTTTAATTCCACGACTAATCGCGCTTTGAGGAAATTCATTTTTAAATGAAGAGTAGCCAATAGGTGCGCCAGACAATAATGAGTTACTTAAAGATTCGCTTAAAGGAATGCTACTAAATATGGAGGAAAGAGATCCGCTTTGAAAATTAATTCCGCCTCCGGGAGTTACTCTAACTCCTTTGCTTTTGCTATCATTTCCAATACCCAACAGTTTTCCAGCAGATTTAAATAGGTTTGATACTGTGCTGATAAGGCGTCCAAACCATCCACGAGGATTTTCCCTACCCTGTGCTCCTGTACCGCCATTGTCACGTACTTCAAAGTGAAGGTGAGGACCAGTAGAAGTTCCGGCTCCTGGGGAACCTTTCTTACCACCAGACTTCGCAATCATTTCTCCGCCGCTTACACGTTGGCCCACCTTAACAAGGATCTTGCTTAAGTGTGCGTAGAGAGTTGACTTCTTTCCGTGTTTAATAATTATGTAATTTCCGTACTGAGGGTGAACACCAGCGTGTGTAACAATACCGTTTGCTGCAGCAACAATCTTTGTTCCAACAGCGACGCCGTAGTCAATACCGCGGTGGTTGCTAGAGATCTGTGGGTTCTTTGAGTTATTGCGGGGACCAAAGTTAGACGTAACTGGGGTACCGGCAGGTACAGGCATCTGAAGAGTCATGCCCTTTGTATCGTGATTGCCTCCTGCAAACCCTTGCTGTGGGCTTACAGCATTAGACATTCCTGGATTATCTCCGCCTTGCCCACATGGGTGGCTTCCAATATTTCCGTGGCTACACCCATCTCCACCTTGGCCAAACATTTGTCCTGCTGCATTAGCTCCAGCAGCAACTGTTCCACCTATCAAAGCACCAGGAAGAGCAAACAACCCTCCTGAAGCTAAACCGCCTGCAATACCTCCGGCAGCAAAACCACCAGCAAAAGACTTACCCATTGATGCAAAGCTAAACTTACCTGTTGATTTGGCACTGTTATATCCAGAGTACGCTCCAAGAGCGGCACCAACTCCAGGAATAAGTTTAGATGCAAACTTTCCTGCGCTAGCTGCCATAGGTCCCGCTAAGAATCTAGGACTCTTTACTGCTCCCCCAGACCCACCTTTAAGGAAGCTGTGCAACATTTTAAGTTGAAGCAAATCCATACCAAGTCCTGCAGCGCCGCCAAATCCACCAGCAAGCATTGCACCTGTATTACCGGCACCGGGGAATGTCTGCATAGCACCACGTAGTCCAGCAAAGGCTTGAGTCAGTAAGTCTGCCTGTTCTGCAAGAGAACTAAAACCATTGTTTACTGCAGCTGTCGTATTAAGTGCAGTGTTGTATCCACCTACTAATCCCTTTTCAGTGGCTTGAAGCTTACGAGCTTCGCTAGTGTTGTAGTTAAAGTTAGCACGTAAAGGACTTTCTTTACCAACACCTAGAAGGTCTAAAGATTTTTGAGCGTTGCCTAGATCACCCTTCTTAAGAGGGTTTCCGCTTCTAGCTCGAGCAATAACACCCATCTGGATGATGCTCATTAAGTTTTGATCGCCACCAGCAATAGCAGAGATAGTTGCGTAACCCTTTGATCCAGGGTTCAATACCATTGCAGCTTGCTCTGGGGTTACTTTTCTTCCACCGTATAAGAATTTATACGTGTCGTTAATAATTTGATTTGGCGGCTTTAGGTTTCCTGAAGAATCACGAGCCTGCACACCTATTCGCAAGAACCGCATAGCATTGACGCCTGCAAGTCCTGCAGCAACCTGCTCGTTGCTAGAGCCAGTGATAGCACTTAGGCCACCAACTTGTGGCATAACATTTTTAAATGTCTGGCTTGTAGCTGTGTATCCACCGCCATACATGAGTGACATAGTTGCCATGGTTGGACCCATAGCACTTGTAGCACCGTTACCTACAGCCCTGTTAGAACGCAAGATTGCTTGGCGTGCATTTATTCCACTGATACCAGCTACAGCATCGGCAGCAAGACGTTGGGTTACGGCGCTGCTAGTATTTGGCATCATTCCCATGCCAATACCAGCAGCTACCACCCCACCCATGGCTACCTTTTGACCAGTGCTAAATCCTCCAAACTGATCACGGAATTTAGGCATCTCGCCCATACCGATTTTAGAGTCACCTTTGCCGGTGGCACCCATCATGTTCTTGTAAATTACTTCAGTTAGATCTGCAATTTCTTTCATTAACTTTGCAGTCATACCAAGACCTGCATTACCGTTAATTACTTTAAACATCTTTTCGGTATCAGAAGTAGCCCCTGCCATGATGTTGTCATCCTGTGAGGGGAATAGGCTTTCGTATCCTGCCACTACTTCACCGTCCTTGGTCTATTCATTGCTCTATCTAACCAAATCATTCGTTCTCTAACACTTAAGCTTTTTAACTCAGTTAAAGACCAGCCCGGGTAATACTGGGCTAACAGATCTATAGTCTGAATTAAAAGCTCATAACTTATTTCATGATTGAAACAAGTCCGCTAACGTTAGCGGTAGCGGTACCTCCCGCCCGCAATTTGGACAATCTTTTTTGATTGAGCTAAGTTGTGGTCCAGGGTTGCGTTCTGATATAGCGGTTAAAATTGTTCTACGATCTTTAACGCTCAGTTTTAGTATGGCGTTAGGGTCAAGCACAGCCTGACCATTGATCTCAAGAACACAGCTCTTTAGTACGATGGAGTCAAGTTCTGGGGCTGTTTTGCTACCTGAATTAACAAGTTGCTTTTGTGTATTACCTGTTGGTAAATGTACCTTTACGGAACCAATATTACAAGCAACATCAAAAGCTGAAGAGCCTTCTAACTTCTTCATCTCTACGTCTTTATCTAAGTCAATAGTTAAAGTCATTTCGTCAGGGCATTCTTCACAGAACGCTCCCTGAATTGTGACCTCTGGTCCAAACGTCTGCTTGCGGATTGCCAAGAGCAACAGCTCTCGGTCTCCAGCTAGCAAAGCGTCGAGGATATCTTTGTCTGGCTTCTTATCACCCAGCTTAGTTACGGCTCTTTCTAAGATAAGCATTAAGCCCTTAGATAGATCGTTAACTCTAGCTACAGCTTCTTCGTCAGCTCCGTTGAGCTCACGTACTTCAGCTGTTGCTATGAACTCACCGAATGGTTCTTGAAAACCGGCCAGCAGTTCAACATGCGGATCAGAAGGAGGCGTAATCGTAGTTTCTGAAAACGCCTCCTTCTGCTCAGCTTGAGCTAATGCTTGCGCCGATAGTTGATTTGCAAGGGCAGGATTATCTACTGCACTTACTGTCGAGTTAGTTGTCATTTTAGTTCCTTATTAGAGTGCTAGGTCTGCGGCTGTTGTTGCGTAGTTTGAAGCAAATGAGACGTCAAAACCTTCATGTACAAGAGTCATCTCTTCTACCATGAGGGTGTTTCCGCCCGCATCAAGGTTGCTGTACCCGATGTTTGTAATCCATGCATTATATACCTTGAACTTGATAGAGGCGTGCTGGTCACCAGCGTAGCCAACTGAAGTACCGCCTTCTTTATCCAAAGCCTTTGGGTTTGGATGGCTTAGTACTGCAATCTCAAGGTCGCAGCGGAAGTCTGCTCCTACACCAGTCTGAGCTGTACCTGTAGACATAGCGAATAGTCGCTTCATCCATAGTGAGTGCTCCTTCTGTCCAAGAGAAATACCCTTAGATAGAGTGATTGGTGTGAATGAGCTTTGTCCTGGAAGTTGGTGGAAGTTTGTATTGTATCCACCTTCACGATAGGCGATTGATTCTGTAGCCACAGTTAAGCCAGATACAGATACAAACCCCATCTTTCCAAAGTTAGTTCCCCACTTACTATCATCTTTCTTAGGTAGGAACTCGACTAAGAACTTAAAATTACGGACTTGATCCGTAGTAATAGAACTTAGTTTATTAGTTTGAGTTGTCATTATCTATCTCCTTACGCTGATGCGCTACCGGTTAGTTGGCTGAGCTTGATGACGATGAACTCTGCAGGGTACTGCAAAGCCACACCGACTTCGAGGTTCACTCGGCCGTTTTGGATATCTGAAAACGAAGTGGTTGAAGAGTCTACCTTCACATAGAATGCCTGTGATGCAGATGTTCCACGAAGACCACCCTGTTGCCAGTAACTTAATAGGAAAGAACTAAGAGCTGTGTTGAGGCGCTTCCAAAGACCTGGATCGTTATTCTCGAACAAAGCAAACTGACTGCGGTTTTCTAGTTCTTTCTTGATGTAAATCAAAGAACGTTGAATATTGATATAGCGTTCGTTTGAAGTATTGCGAAGAGTACGGCCACCCATAACCACAATGCCTGCACCAGGAATCTGGCGGATGGCGTTGATTGGACGTGGGTTGTCGTTTAGGTCATCAAGCTCAGCATTTGTTAGCAGTCTTTCAGTAGCTACAACATTTGCTAGAGAGTTTGTAAGACCTGCTGGAGTCTTGAAGACACCGCGGGATGCATCAGTTGCGAGGAACTGACCAGCCATTGCAGCGCCTGGAGCTTGAAGACGTGTAGCTCCACCAGAAGCACGTAGTGAATCTGGGATAAGAGTCCATGGGAAGTACGCTGCTGCAACGCCACCGTCAGAATCTGGTGCTGCTGTAACAACGTCTGTAATGAAGGTTTGAGCTTCGTCAACAGTCAATCCACGAGGTACGTCTACGATTGCAAACGCATCACCACGAAGTTGAGCATAGTTAATTAGATCTCCTTGAACGTTAACTGCAAGGGTACGATCGGTAGTGTTTCCACTAGGAGCATAGATGTACGCAGCTGCTGGAACGTTAAACACTAGTGGGTTTTGAATAGGATCAAAAGAGTTTAATGAATCTGAGTACTGTGTACGTGTAGGTGTTGATCCGTTAACGCCACCGCTGAGAGCCTTTAGGCCATCAACTTCTGGGCGATCATCTGGAGCAACAGATGCTGAGTTCTGATCTGCAACACGAATATATGTTGAGCTAGCATTGATAACTGAAACCACATAACGTGGGTCTGTAGTAACCATGCTTAGATCTGTGTACTGTTCTACAACAGTTCCAGTTACATATACAAGCAGTGCGAATCGATCGTCAGTTCCTGCAGCTTTTACTTCAACAGCAATGTCGTTACCCCATGCTCCAGCATTTTCTGCTTCGACAAGAAGGGTGTTTAGTGATGCCTGAGAACGGTCGGTAAGAACGATCGAGGCCTTTGCTGCACCTGTTCCAAGTACACGCTTTACGTATAGTTGACGACCGCCGTTAGCAAAGAAGTTATAGGCAGCCCAGGTTGTTGGGTATGTGTCATTCAATCCGCCAAAGGTCTTTGAGAATTCTGACCATGAGCTAAGTAACGCTGGAACAGTTGATGGGCCCTTTTCTAGAGCGCCAACAAAAGCACCGATTGCACTTCCGTTATCGCCAAGAGCGATTGACTGAGGCAAAGCTACTTCTTGAATGAATACGCCAGGTCTACTGTATGTAGTCATAGGTATTTCTCCTTGGGTTTAGGTTGTTTTCTAGTGAGGCGGTATTATGTCGTAATGGTAGTGAACGGAGTTGGTTGGTATTCGAGAGAGATATTTGGATCTTGGGTAACAGGGTAAACCTGTACGAATTGATCTCTGAATAGTTCAGAGCTTATTCTTACCGTATAGATGTTTCTAAACAAGCGCTTGTCCTGTTCAGTGGTATCTCTTTTGGTAAACCCAAGCATATCTAAACGACGGATTGTTCCGTCCTCAGGTATTTCTAGGCCACCAAATCTAAGAGGCAGACGGGTTGGTCGTGTTAACTCGTACATGAGCTGCCGATCATGTCGAGGCTGACGAGCGTAAGTAGTGATCTGATAATCAAGGTTCACAGGGATCGGTACATCCACCATAAAATCTTCCTCCGGATCTACTCCCTCAGGTGTATACCCTAGTGGAATGTATCCGCGGTACTCTCGCTCTTGAGCTACAGATAAATTAACTAAGTCAATAGTTATATATGGGTAGGATTGAAAACGAATTTCAGCATCTGGTTGACCAAACCATACGCCAACAGGACGGGCTGGATTACCAGAGTCAGCTACAGTAATTCCTGTTAGGGCTGCCTTAAGTGCTTTATCTTCATTGAGAATAAATGGCATTAGATGATCCGAGCCTTTCTCAAAACCTTATCAAAGTGTGCCACAGCTTCTGTGTCATTAATGCCAGCGATGAACTGACGTACTATTGGATTAGGTGGGGTTGACTCTGTTCCAAATTCCGCATCCTCGATGGCATTTGCATGCTTCTTTGGATAGGCAACCTGGTACTTGCTGTCTGTAGA